TTGAAGTCCTCGAACACACAGAAAAACGTGATGAGGAAGAAACAGAAGAAGAAATGTCGCTTGTGGAAGTTCTGCACGATGTCACTATCACCCGCCACGCCAAAAAGGGCCGGGTCAAGATCGACAACGTGCCGCCTGAAGAATTCCTGATCTCGACCGAGGCTAAGAACGTCGAGGACGCACGTTTTGTCTGTCATCGCCGCAGGATGACGCTGAGTGAACTGCGTGAGATGGGTTACAAGGTAGACGAGGATCTGATGGGTGCCGGTGACGATGTGCGAATGGACGAGCAGCGTGAAGCAAGGTTTTCGTTCGATTCTTCCAGCTACGGTATCTATGACGATACCGGGGTTGGTGCGATGCGTGAGGTTTGGGTGAATGAAGCGTTCCTGAAAGTCGATTTTGATGATGACGGTATTGCCGAACTGCGTCGTGTCTTTTATTCCGGTCGGCAGATTTTCGACAACGATCCGGTTGACAGTATTCCCTTTGCAACCGTCACGCCCGTTCCGTTGCCACATCAGATATTCGGCATGTCGATTACCGACCAGGTGGAGAGTCTGCAAGAAATTAAGACCGTCCTGATGCGCCAGCTCCTCGACAACATGTACCTTCAAAATGCCGGTCGTGTTGCTGTGCAGGAAGGAATGTGCAACTTGGACGACCTCCTGACGCAACGCCCAGGCGGCATCGTTCGCGTTAAAGCGCAGGGCGCAGTCCAGCCGTTACCAACACCGCCGTTACAGCCCTACGTCTTCCAGATGATGCAGTACCTCGACCAGATCCGCGAGGAACGCTCCGGCATATCCCGCATGAGCCAGGGACTGGACGAAAACGCCCTTACATCCCATACCACCGCTGCCGCTGTCAACCAGGTGATGACTGCTGCACAGCAGCGTGTTGAGCTTATAGCCAGGGTCTTTGCTGAAACGGGCGTCAAGAAACTCGCAGAAATGGTGTACGAGCTGGTTCAGAAACACCAGGACAAGGAGCGTGTGATCATGCTCAGAAACGAGTGGGTTCCTGTCCGTCCCGACATGTGGCGCGACAAGATGGACTGCACCGTTGCGGTTGGCCTGGGTAACGGAAACCGGGACCAGAAGGCAATGCAGCTTGCACAGCTCACGCAATTCGCATCCCAGGCAATGGCCGGTGGTTTATCGATCGTCAACGAGCAGAACCTGTACAACCTCGGCGCTCAGATGATCGAGAACATGGGATTCAAGGATGTTGAATCTTTCCTGACCGACCCATCCAAGGTCGAACGTAAAGGTCCGTCGCCTGAACAGCAGATGGCGCAGATGGAGATGCAGAACAAGCAGAAGGAACTGGAAATCAAAGCAGCCGATATACAAGTTAAGGTACAGAAGATAGAGCAGGAAGCAGCGAGGGATGCTGTAGATGCTCAGTTGAAGATGGCAGAGTTGAAACTTGAAGCAGAACAGAAAAGACCCGTCGCTATAGGGGCTACCTAGATGCCAGTTCAAAAGATGCCCGGAACCAAAGGTGGATATCGAGCCACTTATGGTGGTGTGACCAGAAATTTTAAGACCCGTAACGCTGCCGAGAAATGGGCATCTAAGTACAGGCGACCGAAGCGCACGGGTAGGACGAGCCGGGCGTACTAATTGGATATAGAACAACGCGAAAGGGCCGCCAAACGCATCCTGGAAGAACCCCTCTTTCAGGAAGCCTGGACGACCATTCACGAAGAATTCTTGGACCGCTGGGAAAACTCCCAGACCCAGGATACGCAAGCCAGAGAACACTACTGGCTAGGTTTGCAACTGCTTAAAAAACTTAAAACTCATTTCGAGTCAGTAATGACTACCGGAGAATTAAGTCGCGGGAACAAACCGATTTTTTAGAAACTCATTAGCTAATGAGCCAGCATGGATGCTGGTAGGGCCGCTTTCGGGCGGCCTTTTTCATGGAGAACTAAGCATGGCCGATACGCAAGAAGCACCGGCAGTAACACCGATAGACGAAATATCCGGTTCCCTACGCGGGGCCGAACAGGCATTACTCGGACTGATCGACTCGCAAGAGCAGCCTGAAGCCGAGGAAGCCACCACCGACGAGAATTTGGAGTCCACGGAGCAACCAGACGAAGAATCCCCGGCGGTTTCTGAGGACGAAACAGAGGAAGTCGAAGAAGACGAATCTGATGAATCCGAGAGCGAAGAACCAGAGGAAGAAGAACAGGAACCCGTTTACGCCGTCCGGGTGGATGGTGAAGAAATCGAGGTCAGCCTTGACGAACTACTGAGTGGTTATTCGCGGCAATCTTCGTTTACGAAGAAAAGCCAACAGCTTGCTGAAGATAGAAAAAACTTCGAGTCACTGAACGATCAGTACAACTCGGAAATTACTCAGATCCAGCAGGAACGGCAACAGTATGCCAATTACCTTCAAAGCATCATCGAAAACTCCCAACTTGACCAGTGGGGTGCTATTGATTGGGAAGCCCTTAAACGGGATGACCCGATCGAGTACGTCACTAAGAGAGAGGAGCTTCGGGAACATTCGGAAAAGGTGCAACGTCTTCAAGCCGAGCAAAAAAACGCTCAACAGAAGGTGCATCACAGTCAGCAGCAGCAATGGGCCGACACCGTTAAGACAGAACACGCCGCACTGGTAGAAAAACTACCGGAGTGGGGCAAGCCTGAATCTCAACGGGAACTTGCCGGAAGGCTGCGCGACTACGCAAAGGTGCAGGGCTACCAGAACGAGGAGATCGACACTTTAGTTGATCACCGTTCTTTCATCATCTTGAACAAGGCACGGTTGTACGACGAGCTTCAGCAGTCTGATGTTAAGACCAAGAAACTCAAGAACAAACCGAGAGTCATTCGCGGTGGTAAGGGGTCGTCCAAGAAATCCGAATCGAAGGGAAAGCACACCAAGCTACGAAACCGCCTGAAGCAATCCGGCAAAGTCGAACACGCTGCCGATTTGCTTGAGGATCTTTTATTGTAACTTTTAAGGAAACAAAGAAATGGCAATTGCTACAAACACATCACTGACTTATTCGTCAGTGGAACTAAAGAAGCAGATTGCCGACATCATCTACAATATCGCTCCACTCGACACCCCATTTTTTAGTGGGTGCAGTCGTTCGGATACCGTAAATACCCTTTTCCAATGGCAGACGGATACCATTGGTTCGGGTAGTGCGAATCGTCAGATAGAAGGCGACGATTCTCCGAGTGCGAATGCAAGATCGTTACCCTCACTTTTGAATAACCGTACGCAAATAAGTCGCTACGTTGTTCAAACATCGGGTACGGATCAGGCTGTAGGTTATGTCGGTCACGGCAAGCATCAGGCTTACATGATCGCTAAACGCGGTAAGCAAATGAAGCGCGACTGGGAAAAAATGCTTTCCCAGAACATTGCTAAAGTGACGGGTGATGCAACAACTGCCCGTGTATCTGCTGGTCTACCGACTTGGTTGGGAACCAACTGGGTATCGATGAACCCAAGTTCAGGCACACCCGCTGCTGCAACGGGCGATGGATCTGACACGATGACAGAAGCTACTGCTACTGCTTCCATTACGGAAGCTGGCATCAAGAATGTCATCCTCGATGCCTACAACGCCGGTGGCAACCCGGACATGATCCTGTGTCCAGCCACCATCAAGCAAGCAATCTCAGGCTTGTCGTCTAATGCCGGTCCTGGCTATGCGATTCGTAACGAGATCAGAGGCGATGGAGCGGTCACTGCTATAAACGCAGTAGACATCTATGTCTCCGACTTCGGCAGTTTCAAGATCGTACCAGATCGGAATCTGTACAGCACTGAACATGTCTTCTTCTTAGACATGGATTACTGGGGCTTGAATGTGCTTCGGGATTGGACCGTTGTTGACTTAGCAAAGACTGGCGATAGCGTCAAACAGATGCTTCTGTATGAAGCTGGCCTTTGTTCCAAGAACGAAAAATCCAGTGGCATCCTCGCTGATTGCAAAGCGTAACCGGCTGTAACAACTTAGAAAGGGGGCGGGGCTAAAAACCCCGCCTTCTTACTTTTTATGGATAAAGATTTAGATAAAGCGGCAAAGAAAATGTTGAAGGGCAAGAAAAAGCCGAAGGTGGAAAAACCGGAAGAACCGACAGATGCTATTGGTTGGTTGAAAAAGGCTTACATCGACCATGACCCGGCTGATGGTGCGCCCAAGGTGGGAGACGTTGGTTATGTCTGAGAGGTTTGTTTTAGACAACACCGATGGTCGTCAGACGGATATGGAGTTTGAAGACAATAAGTTGAGAATTAAAACATCCCAGGACGTTTCGCCCATTCTTAACCACAACAAACGCAAGTTCAACGATTACGGCGACAAGCTAACGCTGGGCAAGCGTGGCGAATGGCATCACGCGGCATCTATCCCCAAGACGACCTGGGAACGCTGGTTGCGTGAAACCAACGGAGAAATTGCACGGGATTCCAAATTACTCGCGGCTTATCTCAACAACCCAGATTACAAGTATTTCAAAACTGCCCCGACCAACCTATAGGCAAAATTATGAATAATGTAAACAGCAATGTTTTCAGACCCGGTGTAACGCAAAGCATATCGGCTTCTACATCGAGCGCGGCTACCAGTAATGCGTTTGCAACGCAGGTTAACGATGTCATGGTAACGACAACTGCGGCTTGCTTTATCACCTTCGATACATCGCCCACAGCGACGACATCACATACATACATCGTCGCCGACACACCCTATTTTTTCAGGGTGAGTGAGGCGAACAAGTGTGCAGCGATTATGGCAAGCAGCACCGCTACGGTATATGTGACTGAACTGAGTAGATGAGGCAAGTTGCTATCGTGGGGTTAGCCCCATCCACCCACGATGACGCCCCCTTTGATGATCCCCGCTGGGAAGTATGGGGTTTACCCTGGGACGAGGACCGCTGGCCTTACTTCGACAGGTACTTTGAAATCCATCCGCTGGATCTCCTGAGAAAACCAGAGGCGGGACGAAGGAGCGGATACGAGGACCGGCTGAAGACACTCAGCGCACCGCTGTACATGCAGACGACGTATAACGACATTCCCAATGCTGTCCGGTATCCGATTGAACGGGTTGTGGAGTGTCTTGCTCTGGATTATTTCAATTCATCCATATCCTATTTGATGGCCCTGGCGATAACCGAGGGGGCAAGCAGGATTGGGATCTGGGGGGTGGATATGGATGATGTTAAGCCCACTCCTGGCGACCCATCCCACATGTCCGAGTTCGCCTACCAGCGACCAAACATGGAATACCTGATCGGGTTTGCCCGTGGAAAAGGGATCGAGGTTTACATCCCGCCTGAATCTTCCCTGGTGAAGTTTCATGGAGAGGGCATCCCCCTGGGGGTGATGTATCCATCGTACCCCCGCCGCTACGGATATTTAGCTTTACATTAAGAGAGATTTAATGGCGATTAACACTTACTCAACCCTTCAAACGGCAATAGCCAACTGGCTCGACAGGGATGATCTAACTAACCGGATAACCGAATTCATCGCATTGTGCGAGGCGCGGTTTGGCCGCAAGTTGCGTATCCGGCTAATGGAAACCACCACCACGGCCTCAACCGCCGCAGGGACGAGAAGCTATGCGCTGCCGACATCCTATCTAAGTGGTCGCGTGTTTTCGCTCAACACAACCCCGATTACGCCACTTGAATACCTGACACCGGAAATGATGGACAGGTTATGGGCTGGCAGTACATCCGGCAAACCCCTGACCTACACCATCGTCGGTGATAATTACCATCTCGGCCCAGCCCCGGATGCGGTTTACACCATCGAAATCATCTACTACAAACAGGTAGACGCATTATCGGATGCGGCACCGTCCAATACGATGCTGACGAACAATCCAGACGTTTACCTTTACGGCGCATTGCTCGAAGCCGCACCCTTTTTACAGAACCACCCGGACATCCCGGTGTGGAAGGGTGCGTATGACGACGCAATCGACAACATTCAAAAAGCAGACACCCTGGATCGTCATTCTGGGTCGGTTCTAAGAATCATCAACACATCAGGTAATCCATAATGGGACTGGAAACTGGCAACTACATCGACGCACTCGTTTCGACAAATCCTACATCCTCAGATAATGTTTCAGTTGGCGATCAACATTTTCAATTAATCAAGAAAGTTCTGAAGCAGTCGTTCCCCTCGATAGATCAGGCGACCAATGTAATTCACGCATCGGCAACAGCACCGTCTACGATTGTCGCGGATGGGGCGCGTAAAGGCTCACAGGGCTTGCTGTGGTACGACACCACAAACTCGTTACTCAAATTCAATAAATCCACCACATCCACCGCTGATTGGGTAACTATCGCAATCAGCCCCACAACAGATAACTCTGTGGATGTGAATGCCGGTACGGTAGATGGTGCAGTTATCGGTGGATCATCAGCCGCTGCAATAACAGGCACAACAGTTGTTGCAAACACATCGGTAAATATTGCTTCCGATGGTGCAACGGTAACGGGGATCAAGGATGAGGATGATATGGCGTCCGATTCTGCCGTTAAGCTCGCCACGCAGCAGTCTATCAAGGCGTATGTCGATACGCAGCTTACAGCAGAAGATTTGGATATCACTACTGATAGTGGCACTATTGATATTGATCTCGACTCTGAGACTCTCACAGTGGCTGGTGGATCGGGCCTTGATACTTCGGCGTCAAGCACTACGGTTACGGTCAATGTTACGGATGGAGGGGTAACTAATGCCAAGTTAGCTGATATGGCAGCTAACACAGTTAAGGTAAGAGATGCTAACTCATCCGGTGTACCTTCTGACGTAGCATTAGCTACTACAGAAATACTGATTGGTGATGGAACAGGATTCACCACTGCTGCATTGTCTGGTGATGCCACCATGACGAATGCTGGTGCAGTAACAGTAGCCAAGATACAAGGTGAAGCAGTTAGTTCAACATCAGCAGCCAACGATCAATACCTGAAATACTCCACAGCATCTTCAGAGTGGCAGAAGGTGGATGTACTTTCTCCTGACAGACTGACCACAAAGGGTGACTTGCTTGTCTATAACACGGTTGACTCTGAAACAAGACTTCCTGTCGGCACGAATGATTATGTCTTAGCCGCTGATTCATCCGCTACAAATGGTGTGGATTGGCAGCAACTAGCAACGGCTGGTATTGCTGATAACGCTGTTACATTAGGAAAGCTAGAAGACGGTACTCAGGGTGATATCCTCTACTACGGCGCATCAGGCGCACCTGCAAGACTAGGATTCAGCACCTCTGGATATGTCTTAAAGACTCAGGGAACTGGAGCAGACCCGGTTTGGGCTGCTGATACCGACACTACCTATACGGCTGGTGATGGTCTTGATTTATCCGGCACAGAATTCAGCACTGACCTTAAATCTACTGGTGGTCTGGCAATAGACACTACTGAACTAACCATCGACTTCACCTCTGATAACTCATGGACAGGCTCACAGAGAGCCACAGCAGTGACAGATAACGATGGATCATACGATATGGATGCTGGTCAGAACTTTATTACCACGCCTTCTGGGGCAACCACGATTACATTTACCAACATTACGGATGGTCAGAGTGGTTTCATCAAGCTGATAAATTCGGGTGGCGAAACCATATCCTTACATACTAATTCCAAGGGTGATGCAAACCTTGCAACCACAGTCACAGCAGCAGGAACTTACTTGCTGAGTTATTTCAGCGATGGTACTGATGTGTGGCTGACTAACTCCGCGATATATGCCTAATGGCGATTTTCCCCGGTTCAGCTATACCGAGTGCAGTCTCAGATTATGAGATTGAGAACTCGTTGCGGTTTAATGGCACTGGCGAAGGCACTGGTGGGGATTATCTAACCAGAACAACAACGTCTGCCGGTTCTGGAAGCTGGACGCTTTCAACTTGGATAAAAATAAGTAATCTATCTGATGGTACTTGGTCATCTGGAATATTTGGTGCATATTCCGGTAGTACTGCCACTCAAATATACATCGAAGGCAATGACAAGATACGCTGGTTTGAGGGTGGTGGCGATCTAAACCCCACTGCTAGAGTTTTTCGCGATCCTAGCGCTTGGTATCATTTGGTTTTCCAAAAAGATGCTGATACATCTATGAAGATATATGTTAATGGGGAACTTACAGATACAAATACAAGTAGTGTTCCTGCAACTTCTCCTGCGACTAACAGTGGTGCAATTGTATATGTAGGGCAATCACCGGCTACAAATGGTACTCGATTTGCTTCTTTTTGCGGATACCAAGCGGAGTTTTATTTTGTAGATGGTTCAGTTTTAGATGCAGATGACTTTGGCGAATTAGACTCAACCACAAACCAGTGGATACCCCTAGACAGCGATACTGTAAAAGATGCTGTTACCTTTGGAACCAATGGGTTCTACCAGAAGTATGGTGCTACTGAGTTGGCGGATAGTTTTACGGATTCCAGTTATCATAACATCCATACTGTTACTGCTGTTGGTGATGCACATACTGATACCACTATAAAGAAGTTTGGTACAGCATCAGGACAGTTTGATGGGACAGGGGATTGGTTGACAATTCCCGATTCCCCAGATTGGGATTGGGGTACTGGAGATTTCACAGTTGATTGGTGGATGTATAATACGGACATTACACGAAGTCAATATATATGGGGAATGTACACAGGAGGCTACGGTGCTTTCCAATTACATAGTACAACCGGAAGAATATACTTTTATTACGGGTCTGGACTATCGTATGACCCTGATGTAGATGCAGGAGATATTATTCAAGATCAATGGCAACATTTTGCCTTACAGAGAAGAGACTCAAACCTTGAATTGTTCATTGACGGTGTTAAAGAGGCTACGGTAACAAGCGCTACCCACGATTTTTCAGGTGGCAGTACTTTTTATGTTGGGGCGATGAACGACGATGTTTCGCATACACCATACGCGGGTTATTTGGACGAGTTTAGGGTTTCCAAAGGAATCGCAAGATACACTGAAGATTTCACCCCAGCAACCTCTGCTTACACAGCAGATGAGTACACCGCATTGTTGCTCCACATGGATGGTTCTGATGACGGAACTACTTTTACTGACAGTAGTTGGACTTCAAGTTCGTCCTATGTTCCAAGACACACCATAACAGCCAACGGTGATGTAACCAATACAAGAGCAGAGAAGAAGATTGGTGACAGTTCGATAGAGTTTGATGGTACTGGGGATTATTTATCGTCACCCGGAAGTTCAGATTGGGATTTTGAAACCAACAACTTTACTGTGGAGTCTTGGGTTAATTTCTCAGACATCTCAGGTACTAATCAGTTGATCGCTTCTGCGGGTGATTACGATAATGGTGGATCGTGGGCCTTTATGTGGGTTCAGTCTACCAGCACATTAGAATTCAAATATTATCCCAGCGCTTCTTCTACTACTATTATTTCAGAATCTTGGTCACCATCTACTAGCACTTGGTATCATGTAGCAGTTGTAAGAAGTTCTGATAGTTGGTATCTGTGGGTAGACGGGGCGCAACTTGGTTCTACAGTTTCTGATTCTACTGATTTACCGTACAGTACAGCAGAACTGCTTTATGTTGGCGCACAAAGTTACAATAGTTCAGTAGTAAATCCATATGACGGCTACCTAGACGAGATAAGAATCTCCGATTCAGCGCGGTACACAAGTTCATTCACACCATCTACCACAGAATTCACCGCAGATTCAAACACAATGCTCCTGATCCACTCTAACTGGGATGGTGGTCTTGGCGCAGATAGTTCTGGGAATGAAAACGATTTCTCTATAACCAATCTGGTAGCAACAGACCAGATGATTGATACGCCGACTAATAACTTCTGTACTTTTAATGAGGTATGCACATATACGACAAATGCAGCATTATCTGAGGGTAACTTAAAGTTAATCGGCTCGTCACATTTAGGCGCGTCTGTTGGAACAGTGGGGGTGAGTTCTGGGAAGTGGTATTGGGAGATGGTTGTTGTAACCAGCACTGGTGGATATATTGGAACAGGTATAGCAAAAGAAACGACAACAGACCAGATCGCTACTTTATGGGCTGGTGGTACAGACAGCATAGGGTATTATCCTGATACAAAAATATATAACAATGGGTCAACCACCTCTACATCTGAGCCAACTTATGCTGTTGGGGATATTATTGGTGTTGCCCTCGACCTCACTAACTACAAACTTTATTTTTCAAAAAATGGCACTTGGATTAATAGTGGCGATCCGACAAGTGGCGCAACAGGAACTGGGTCAGTTGCTACACCAGCAGCTACAGGGTGGTTACCAGTAGCACATGGTAGTAGTTCTAGCAGTGGTTATGTAGCCAACTGGGGACAAGACTCCTCATTCGCCGGGAACGAAACAGCACAAGGCAATCAGGACGGTAACGGTGTAGGCGATTTCTATTACACCCCACCTACTGACTACCTTGCTCTATGCTCGGATAATCTAAGCGACCCAGAGATTGCGTTGCCGGGTGATAATTTTGGTATTGCAGAATATGCTGGCAACTCCTCTACAAATGTTATCACTACTGGTCTACCACCAGACTTTGTATGGTTAAAATCTACAACCGACACTTACTATAATCAACTGTATGATTCTGTTAGAGGCGTAAATCTAGCACTTTACTCTAATGTGACAGATGCAGAGTATGTTGACGATGATGCGCTTATGTCTTTTGACAGCACTGGGTTTACACTTGGAGCAGAGGATGGAGCAAATAATAGCGCACAATCCTATGTAACCTGGAACTGGAAAGCTGGTGGTACTGCAGTATCCAATACTGATGGGTCTATAACATCATCTGTTAGTGCGAATACTACGGCTGGTTTTTCTATCGCAGCCTACACTGGAACTGGATCGGCAGCTACGATTGGGCATGGGTTAAGTTCCGCGCCTGAGTTAATTATTGTAAAGAACAGAGATCAAGCTGATGCTTGGCAGGTAGGATCATCAAAAGGAATAGATTTTACAGATTATCTTGTGTTAGATGATACCGCTGCCACAACAGACAATGTTGACAGATGGAACGATACAGCTCCAAGTGCTTCAGTATTTACTATAGGAGATGGCGTAGAGGTAAATACGAATACCGAAGATTACATAGCCTATTGCTTCCATTCAGTAGAAGGCTACTCAAAGATAGGTATCTACGAAGGGAATGGGGATACAGACGGGCCATTTATTTATACTGGATTTTCCCCTAAATTCTTTTTAAGTAAAAATATAGATGCCACACAAAACTGGACGATACAAGGATATGCGCCCGGTTATAACCCAGAGGATAGGAAACTTTTTCCCAATGAAAATAGTGTTGAAGGTACAGGTTCCAACCTTGATTTTCTATCTAATGGGGTAAAGTGGAGGATAGGTTGGAACGAGGGTAATGGAAGTTATACTTATCTTTATATGGCATTCGCAGAATCACCATTCAAATACTCAAACGCGAGGTAAATTATGTGGCACAGTGACTCATTAGGTGTCATACGGACACCAAAAGAAATAACAGTAAATGGTGTGACTCATCCTCGCCAGATATTCCGTAAGTGGAGTAAGGCGCAACTGGCTGAGTTAGGGATTACCCCTGCGCGAGTAGTAACACCTGACCAACGCTACCATAAT